GATGGCCCTGCGCCATCCATGCTGACGCGCCGCCTCTGGGCGGTATAATAATAGGATGCCCCGAAGGGCAGGAGGAACGAACAATGAAGTATGAGAAGATGAGCATCGAGGAGTTTGTGCAGGCCACTCACACCTTCCGCTTGGGTGATAAGGTGGGCACCACCTCCGTGCGTAAGTCTGATGCCCCGGCGTATGCCGCCTATGTGAAAGCTCACAAGCCTGAAATCTTGTCTTTCTTGATCGAAAAGGAAGAGGCCGAGAAGAAAGCCGCAGCAGACCGGCAAGCGAAGATTGACGCCATTGAGGGCCTGAAAGAGCTGGAAGCCGCGAACGAGGCTCTGCTGAATTATCGTGAAGCGTTCAACCGGGCCATTGAAAATGATGATGCAATTTTTCCGAGCAAGCCTTCTGTTACCCCTGAAGGCATTGAGGCCCTGCGGAAGAAATACCCCCGCGCCGCAGCATACCGCAAGGCTGAAGCCGGTTCGCTTGCCGCCAACTATGTTCAGGCGAGCGCATACAAGAAGGCTCTGGAACGCATCATCAATGGCGATGACTACGAGAAGGCCCTTGCAGATGCAGACGCTGAATGGAAAGCGTATCTTGACGAGCACATCTGGGACTGAAAAAATTTGAGCCGGGAAGCTGCTGAAAGGCAGCCGCCCGGCTCTTTTCTTTTTGGATTTTGCAAGGGCTTTTTGCCTTTCAAAATCTGAAGTGGGGCCAAAAGTGGGGCCAGAGGATAAAGAAAGACGCTGGTTCTTTACGAACCAGCGTCTTTTCTATTTGGAGCGGGCAATGGGATTTGAACCCACGACCTGAAGATTACAAATCAACTGCTCTGTCCAACTGAGCTACACCAGCATAAGTCGAGGGTACCGGACTCGAACCGGTGGTCTGGGAGTCAAAGGCCCATGCCTTATCCAACTTGGCCAACCCTCGATATGGAGCAGTCAACGGGGCTCGAACCCGCGGCATCCTGCTTGGAGGGCAGGCGCTCTACCAACTGAGCTATGACTGCAAACAAAAAGAGCCTTCGCAAAGGACGCTCTCGCGTCACCTGCAAAGGCTCTCAACGCCGTTATTGTTAATCAAACACCTTTTTACCTGCGGCAAATTTCTTTTTTGCTTCGTTCAGGCTGATGCGGTTATACCCGCCGCGATAATCGGGATCTGCGCGCTGTACGCCGTCATTTACCCAACCGCACACGGGGCATTCCTCAAAATCATCGTTCTCTTCAAAGTGATGCTGCCCACACAGCGGGCAAATGGTTTCGTCATTCATCGTTTTCTATTCCCTCAGCCTCAAGTCGGCGTCTATAATACTCTTCCCCATCATCGGGCTTGAACATCGTTCTTACGCCTTTCTCCGGGGAGCCTTTCGCAAAGTCATTTTTCTTTGAATCGTATCGGCATATAAGGCCATCTTTTGTCTTATAGCCCTTGATGCCGTTCCCACAGGGGCTTTCCAGAAGTTGAACCGCCCGCTTTTCGTATTGCTCCTTTGTCGTAATGCCATCGGGAGCGTACTCGGCGGCGTGGGTTCTTCCGTTTTGCCAGTGGTTATTCAGCTTCTGCTTGTTTGGAAACCCTTTCACTTTGAAAGCGTTTGCGCCTTTTGCCGAAACTGCGTTAGAATTTATTTTAGCATGACTTTGGGAATCATTCAAGTCTTTTGACGAATTTTCCTTGCCCGATTCATCTTTTGACGTTGTGTTCCCCATGCTGGAGAACTTTCCATCCTCATCGCGCTTGTGCTTGCTTGGATCGAAGTCATCCAGCGTCAGGCTCAGTTGTTCAAGATATTCTTCCACGCTCCTGCGGAATGGGTCGAACACCAGCCCGCCGGGGACCTCTTGGGCAAGAATCTGTTCTGGGGTGAACCATGTGGCGGTGAACATCTCTTCCTGATCGCACACCGGGATTCCCGCATAGTCGTTGACGCGGTATATCTGCACAGGGAGGATTTCTTCTGGTTTTCCTTTACAGTTACCAAGATAGGTAATATTTCCAACGTCAATTCCAAACTCTTCTTTGGCTTCCCGGCGGAAGGCCACCCCCGGCGTTTCTTTCGGCTCGATATGCCCGCCGGGGCCACACCAGCCTTGGCC